ACATTAGGTGATTTTAGCGACAAAGAGTTGGAAGCAATCTGGAAAGAGGAGCATAGTCTAGCAGCATTTACTGCAGATGACCAGTTCAAATCATATGAAGAACTTAAGCAACGTCTTGAGTCTACATTGAAGGGTAACTACTCAAAACCATTGGATGAAGAAGTCTTTGAAGAAGAGGCAGAAGCACCAACACCAGTTGCCACTACAGCACCATCTGCTGCACCAGAACAGGATACGTTATCGTACTTTGCTCAACTAGCACAAGACGACTAATAGTAAAGGGGTCATACGACCCCTTTTTTAATCCATTGTTATATCTGCTGCTGACGTTACCGATGTTTGATTCTTACCTTTATTTGCTATCTCATAATATACAGAAACAAAGTCTTCAATTAGTTCTGGTTTAACTACTTGTATATTTTGTTTTTTTGAATTTAATTCTGTCTCATATGCTGCATTAGATACTGCTACTACAGGTGTAGATGTAACAGTGGTAGATCCATTGTAATATGCAACTTGAAAATTAGATGGCACAATTTTACCCGCAGGAACGATTATATTATTATTAGCATCTCTAACTTCTGTAGTCACATGATGTTTTGTTGCTGTGGGTTGCGAATATTTTTCATTTATAAACTCTTGTAATTGTATCACTGATCGTGGCCATTGAGAATATACATCTGTAATATCATTAATAACAAGTATAGTCCAGTTGTAAAAAGGATTTCGATATAATCTAGTTGCAACATCCTCTGGACGTTCACCGTCTCTAACATTCTGTTCTGTAAACAGAGTAAGTTCTGATTTATATTCCACAAGAATCTGTGCACGTCGCCATATATTTTTGACAAGCAGATAATCTGAGTCAAGAGGTCTTGACGAGAAGTTATAGAATAAATCGGGAAGTCTTTTTAGCATTAGTAAGTTACCACTCCTGTAAATTTCCTATCTGGATCTGTAACAAAACCACCTTCTGATGTTCTTCCACCAAGAACTCTTGATGCCTTCTCGTCTGTATATGAAGCACCCTCCATATCGACACGTGTAAGTTTTGTTGTTTCCATAAACATCAACTCCATAGTTACTAGTGGAATAGATCCATCAAACACTGTCTGCAATTGACCAAAAGGTGTAGTATTTATTGTCAAGTTGGTTAATGCACATATCTTAGTTTTAGGCATCATAGGATGTTGTATTGGATCTCCTAGAGGGTTACCTGATTCATCACACTTAACAAACTTTGGACATAATACAAATACATCTGGGAATGTAAGTAAAACTGCACTACCTCTACCTTGCTTTGCATTAGGATGCATGCCACGTTTAAACCATTCAATTATTTCTATTATCGTATTACTTTCTCTTTTGTTTCTCGCTGCTAATTCAAATCTAAAACTAAATTGTCTACCCTGCATTCTTTGAAAGAACTGTATCGAGTTCTCATTAGGTGCTAGTCCTGCTAACCCTGCAAGGTTTGTAGGATTAAGTTGACTATTAACACCATATAAATTAGCAGCGGTTGCTGCACCTCCTGCAGCACCTTGAACAACTTTAGTAGGATCAATGCCAAGAGATTTTAGCATTTGTTTTTGAGGACCGCTTGTTACTGGATTGCTAAGATATTGTGCAAGTGCACTACCTCCACCACCAATAAGTGCACCAGCTCCAGTTGTTGCAAGAAATCTTCCTGCATCGTCTGCTGCAAGTGCTAGTGTTCCTAACTTAAATTCATTATTCCAATCTGCACCATACTTATATTGAAACTCATTAGGTAATGGTAGCATACATTTTTTAGACATCAGACCCTTACTTTGTCGGTCTTTCAACTCTTGCTTTTCTCTTAGTAATTGACCTACAGTTTTTTCTTCACCATTTACTATTACAACTAGACTCTTATCTACGTTCGGATCAGAAATATTGACAGTTTTAATTAGAGCACCTCTACCTCTACCCCTATTTTTCTTTTGTCTTCTATATTGTGATTCTGGTGCTAAGTTGTATATTTCATTGAATCTCTCATTTTGTCCCTCGGAAAAATCTCCAGACGCATATGCACGTGCTTGTACGTTACCTATAGCCTCAACCGCATTACCTAACTGACTTCTTGATAATGAACCAAAAGCATCATTCTGTTCTTTCGCAACAGTTTTTTGTGCTTCATCATAACTATACTTCTGTATTTCTAGAAAGGAAGCAAATGGTATCTCAGAGAGACCTACTGGATATTCAATAACTGTGTTTTGCGATTCAGCCATTATCTGTTACGATGAAATTTTTCTATAGGTAGTGTGCTTAGTAGTTGCACCTCATCTTCCTTTATCTCAAAAAAGATGCGATCTGCATTCTTTGGAATATATTGACGTAAAGTTCGTTTAGGAAACCTTTTATTATTTAGTGCCTTTAATCGGGAGTTTGTACCACGTATATAGTGTATATTTGCACCAATTAGATTATTTTTCTTATATTCCATGGCATATACAAGTGGATATTGATCCCATTCTTTTAATTTATCTGCAAATTTAGGATCATATTCAAATGTATAGTAATTACCTGTGCTTGGTGATTCAGTAGCATCGTCTAGTAATATATTGAATACTTCTTGTCTAAGTTGTGAGTTTGATATTTTATTACCTTTAAGTTTTTCCATCAACTCACTAAACCTTGAGTTCTCGTTCTGTGACGAGTTTGAATTCCCAGAGTCTGTCGTTGCAATAGTCATTAGCAGCTGCCCATTTTGCTTTGTTAGTTGCGTAAGTCATAACTTCTGTTATATATGACTTAGTGCGTCTTTTTTGAGGTTTAGGACCTTCGACCTGTCTTTTAGGTTTGACCTCAATAAGATATGATTTTACTTGACCATTCTGTTCTTGCACTTTCATCCAGAAGTCTGGAAAGTAACGACGCCATCGTTTTGTAACTGGATCTTTATATGGTATAGCAAGTTCCTCTGACCACCATTGCAACACATTAGGGTTGTTATCACACCATTTCATAAATTTTCTCTCCCACAGAGAACGATAAACTACACCTGTAGGATCACCCTTATACTTCTTATAATTCTTTACTCGGTATTTTCCTTTGTAAGTCACTATAAATACATATATCAAACCATATGTATATTTATGGCAACCGCAAGAGGAGTACAGAATTTCATGCAGGCTATTGGAAAGTCTGGTGGTATCTCTGCGTCTAACTTATACCAATTCTCCTTCAATAAGAAAGCAAAGTTAGGTAAATTTTTTGAAGATAATCTTGGTGATGAGTTTCTAAAACTAGTTGACAATGGTGATGAATTAAATTTGCAGTTATTATGCAATGAAATACAGTTGCCTGGCGTAACTTACTCTGCATTTGATGTCAAGTCAGTTCATAAAGGCATTACACAGAAGATGGCAACTGCCAAAGTATATAATGAACTGGATCTAAGTTTCTTTATGGATGGAACATCGTTACCATTGAAATTTTTTAGAGCATGGCAAGACTTTACGCAGAATGGTGTAGCTGGTAATCCTGAGTTCTATTATGATGATCAACCATATAAGAGAGCATTTGCATCTAACTACTATGAAGATTATGCATGTGACATGTTCATAAGCAAGTTAGAGAAGTTCAAAGGGTCAGGAGAAGAGCAGCGGGACGAAAATGGAAACGTGAAGAATGAAGATTACTATAATCCATGGAACGCGAGACTTGTAAATGCATATCCATACACTGTAGCATCAATACCATACTCAGCTGGAGCAGCTCAACTTGTTAAGGTAACTGTCGGATTTTACTATGAGTATAGTCACCTAATGCATTCTATGTGACCTACTATATAATATACTGAAATTATAAATTATGGCATTACCTGAGATTGCAACGCCAACCTATACATTAACAATTCCTTCTACAAAGAAGAAAGTAAAGTATAGACCATTTCTTGTCAAAGAGCAAAAGATATTGATCTTGGCAATGGAGAACGAAGATCAAGAGCAAATATTAGACGCTATTACAAATACTATAAAAGCATGTCTTATTACAAAAATAGACATGACAACCCTTGCTTTGTTTGACATTGAGTATTTGTTTTTACAGATACGTGCTAGATCAATTAGTGAAGAGATTGAGATGAGAGTCACATGTGCTGACGATGGGGAGACAACTGTAGATGTAAAATTTATGGTTGATGATGTCAAAGT